TTAATAGCATTTAATAATACCCTACGCAAGCTGGCGCTCATCTACTATTACTTATCTTTATTAGTTTAAGACTCGCAAGAAGGCCCTTAACTCTTAATAAAAACGGGTGTTTTACAAAGTTCCATACCGTTTCGGGTGTTTGGTGGCCTTTGAAGAAGCCATCGTATTTGTTATACTCAGCGGATATATCTCTCGCTTCTGAGTAGTCTTCTATGATTGTCTTAATTTGTTCTTTAATTTTCATTGTTTCCTCTAATTATATGTGTTTCTTCTCACTTACATTGTTTAGTATATATTCTCTCATAGCCACCGCTTATAGTCGTTCCTACACGCTCTAGCCGCGATTCTAGCGAGCTTCTCTGAGTGTTATGTATAATCATCAACCTCCGTAGCTGTGTATATCTCTCCTGTGTCTAATTCATTGTTTGTAAATAGATCAGTATCCTCGTCTGGATAACCGATATTAAAACTATCTTTGATGAGTTCTAATACTAACGTATGTCTTTTGTTTAATGATGATACGTGGTGTCTAGCAGCGGATATTAAGTATCGTCCTGTTAAATATATGTCTTGGTCTTTTAAGTCTTCTCTGGTCGCCTCTGCGAATTTAGGTAATGAGAAGTGTACTATATCGCCTGCATTTAATTCTGTTGATCCTGGTATTGTAATCTCTATCTTTAGATTGTTTATCGCTAGATGTTGTGATACACGTTTTGGTACGATTTCTTTATTTTCTGGTAATTCATAGTCATTGTGTACTTTTCTTGTTTGAGATTGGTAATAGATGGTTCCTTCGTTCTTTGTACCAAATGTGTCGCCTTGGTCGTAATTAAAGTATGGAAGTATACCATTATCACTTCGTTTGTTTCCTCTTGCGTCTTGTTCTAAATGATTTTGTTTTTCGTATTCTATATTGTAATCAAAGTCAACTTCTTCAAAGGTCTTATTAAACGCATCGTGTGTGATTATCCTTGACGCAAAGACACCACTTGCTGTGTTCGCCAGTGTATCAAATTGTGAGAGTATTCTAAAATTCTCTACTGATTGTAAATCGTATATCTCTTTGTTATCATCTCCAGTCACCATTGTGTTTTTTACTTTAGGTGAATAAAACGCCTTGACTTCTCTTGGTGATCCATCTTTCTTACAAAATAAACCTTCGTAAGATTTAAAGTTAAATCCCATCGCCGTTTCAAAAAATTGAAAACCACTGTTCTCAAAGTGATATGCACGAGAGTTCTTTTTTAATAAATCTAAAAATGTGGTTGGTTTAACACGTGGCGATACAAACTTATGTATACCCTTTGTTTCTTCTACTAGTATGTCTTTCTTTGTCTTTAATGAGTCTTTACATATATCAATCACCATTTGGTCTATTGAACCTGTAAATGCTTTAGTTAATCTTGTTTGATGATTTCTTATTGCTTCTAATGATATAAATTTAAGTGTGTAGATTTGTGTTCTTGGATTAACACCTTGTCTATTTTTTAGACTATAAACAAACATAGGGTGACCTGACTTAACTGAGAAGTCAAACCCTTTATCTGTTCCTGGTGTTCTAAAGAAAAACTCTATTCTTTCAAATCCTGTGATTGGTAGTTCTTGTATGGCGTTTGTCGCATCGGTTAATGTAATGTCACCAGATAAAAAATTAGTATCAATACTTTCGTAGATGTTAAACTCTGTGATTAGATTTCTAATATCTAGTCTTTTAGGTGTACCTGCGCCATCATATGACCTGTAAGATAATAATATTACACTACCTAGCTCAAACGCTCCAGGTCTATCATTTTTTAACATACTCTAATTCCTTATTAAATTATTAAATTCTTCTATAAATGTTTGTAGATAATTTGGATTTAATAATTTGATTTGTCTTTTTTCATCTTGTATTCGTTGTTCATATTCTCTATTTGAAACTGACTGTGCACCAGCTTCTGTACTGTTCACTTCTATTTTGTGTGAGTAGTCATCTGGTCCACTTCCAGTTTGTGGTCCACTTGATTGTGTGATTTCATAATGATGTACAGCATCTGGATTAGTATATTTGTCTGTGATATATGTTTCAAAGTCTTGGAAAGACAAAGGCCACCCATAATATCTATCTGTGATATTGTTTGTCAATAGAATTACCCAATGATATTGACTTGAACCAAAATGTTTAAAAGATGTATCTTCTGGTTTCTCTCCACTAGGTACATCATAGGTATCATATAACATTGATTCATTTAAAATCTTTTCTCTTACTTTTACACGTGTCATTAAATCAGTAACGAGTTTTTGATTGCCGTCACCTTTAATGTCGTAAAAACCTTTATCAAATTTAGAAAAATACATTTATTAATATCCTTCTGCTATTGTTTCTTTTGTCATTATTTCCATCTCTGTAAATGACATATCAACTTTTGTTAATACAGGTGGCGCACCTTTGTCATCACCTTTAAATGTTGTAAACACACCTTCTGGTGAGTAATCAATTGAGAAATCTGTTAATGCACATCTACTAATTTTAGGTATGTACATATTCGCACCATCTCTATACATATATGTTATTTGAAATTGTGATGGCGCCGATAGATAACCTTCACTAAACTTTTCTGGTAACATATGAAATTTGAACATACTTAATATCTTTTGTACATCTTCTTTTTCTTTTTCATTCTTTGGAGCAAACTCATATGGAAAACTAAATGTTCTAAATGGTACACTTTTAAATACTAACTCTGCGTTAGGATTTATTGATCTTCCTAATCCTTTATCTATCGCAGCACCAAATCCTGGTAGAGCAATTTCTATTGCTGCCTTTGTAACATTTTCAAAAAATGTTTTACCTATATCACCACCAACACTTAATATGTTTTTCATATCTAATAAGTTTGCCGCAAGACCAGCGATACCTGTATCTATATTTTCGTATGTTGCTTTGTAATCAAATTTATTACCTGTTGTAGGTGTATATAAGATTATACTATCAGATAATCTACTGTGTGTTTTAATTATAGAGTTGATACCACTTTGTTGATTTCTAACTACTTGATCAGATGATTGAAATCCTTGAGCTTTTAATTTAGCAATTCTTCTACTTGTATCTATTTTTCTTTCTCCAACAGTACCCAATGATTTAGGATATGCTTTACCACCTTCTTTACCATAATGTGTTTTATTATTTTCTATAATATCAAATATGATATAATGTCCATCACCTAAATTACTTGTTTCTTGTGGATAATATACACTTCCATATGAAAAACTATTATTGACTGGTTCCATATGTGAAACAGGACTTTTTGATAAGTCCAATGGTGATTTATTCGCCAGTTTAGCAGCAAGTTTTTTTGGTTGACCAAATCCACTAATGGCGTTATTAAGACCACTTACTAGATTACTTGCAATTCTTTGTTTGATTATGTTTGAAACCTTATTTGTAAAACTCATCTAAATATCCTTGTAATGATAATATTTATAACACAATGAAGAAGTCATATAAAGGTTTATATCGCCCATCTAACCCTAAAAAATACGTTGGCGACCCATCTAAAATAGTCTATCGTTCACTACTAGAGCGTAAGTTTATGTTACACTGTGACCGTAGTCCTGATATAACCAATTGGGCAAGTGAAGAATTATCCATAAGATATTACAATCCGATTGATAAAAAATATCATTCATACTATCCTGACTTCATTGTAAAAACATCTAAAGGTAAAAAGTTTCTTATTGAAATTAAACCATCTCGTCAATGTAAACCACCAAAGACACCTAAAAAGAAAACTAGAGCATTTATGCGTGATAGTTTTGAGTATATTAAAAATCAAGCGAAATGGACAGCAGCAAAGTCTTATTGTGAAGACAATGGCGCAGAGTTTAAGTTGATTACTGAAAAAGATTTAGGTCCGTATTAAGCACTAGCGTTACTATACATCTGATCTAATATTTTCAAATCAAAATCACGTGTACCATTTAATCCACCAGTTGTAGTAGAATTATTTTGCATAGTTGATTTAACAGAGTTATCAATAATTGTAGCATTATTTGTATTAGATGCATCCACAGGTGGAGTTAACATCTCTGGTTTTTTATTTACATTAAATGGTAGTTTTGATTCACTAACAACTTTACTTTCTGGTGCAGTGATAATTTTTGTATCTGGTACACTATAAGCCTCATCACTTTTCATAGCCGATACAGCAGCTTGTTCTTGTTTTTGTCCTACTGTAGGTTCTTTTTCTAATTTTTCTATATCTACTCCTAAAAATCCTAACTTATCATTTAACAGTGTTATTACAGAATTAATCATATCAATGAAAAAATTTTTAATTTTAGAAAATATGTCTGTAAAGAAAGTTTTAATGGTATTAGGTATTTCCATAATCGCATCAGCAAAATTACTTAACTTATCTTTTACTGTGTCAATATTTTCTTTTAGAAAGTCAAAACCTTTCTTCAATGCAATAATTGCAACTACTACAGCAGCAGCGATTAATAGATATGGAACCATAGCCGCAAGTGCACCTAATAAACCGACTGTAAATCCTTTTAGTAATTTTGGTAATAATTTTAATGGTTTTAGTAAGTTACCAAACATCATACCTAAATCTTTGATAGCATTAAATGGCGCCATCAATCCTTCGGTAAACGCAGACCCAATATCTCTTAAACCATCTGGTACGTACTCTTGTATAGCGTCACCAGCCTTTTCTCTAAATGTTCTTGTATCTTCGTCTTCTCTTTTGTTTAGTATAGTTAATACTTTATTTCTTTTCTCTGTTGTTTCAATTACCTTCTTATTTGCTTCAAGCAAGTCTTTTTGTTGTTCTTCTGTTAGGTTTCTACCTTTTTGTTGAGCTGTAGATAAATTTTGTATTACTTTTTCTGCGTTTTTAATTTCTTTATTATATTCTTTTAAATTTGTATTTTGTTCTTCTATTTGTTGTTTTGTTAATATTTCTACTTCACCTATTCTATTTACTTGTGCGATGATATTTTTCTCTCTCAATTCATTGACAGTTTCTTCAGATTTTATAGATTTCTCTTGTCTTAATTTTAAAAACCCAGCTAACTCTTTACTGTATTTTCCTATATCTACACCTAATTCATTAACTAATTTATCTACTTTTTTTAAACCTTCAGAAAATCTATCAAGTGGACCTGAAGATAAATCATCAATTATTTCAGTAACCATTTCTGGTATACTTGGTACGACCATTTTAGCAGCACTTTCAAATGATATTCTTGTTTGTGCAAATATAGCTTGACCTATATCCTTAACTGCTTCGGCAACTTCTTTCTTACCGCCTTTAAAATTAAATCGTACTTGTGGTAATGCCATTATTTACTCTTTTTACTTGTTCCTGTGTACAATCCAAACCAAGCAGCACCAGCACCAACTACGATACTAATTAAACCACTTTGTTCCAATGTAGGCGCAGATAAATCCATATACCATATTACACACTTATATAATAGGATTATGTAAACTGTTAAAAACAATCTTGGAAATATTCTCCAAGCGTCAACAGCTCTCGCCATATGTATTAATTTTGCGTATGGATTAACACCCAAATCTTTTACAGATGTGTCCACTTCTAAATCTACTTGTATCTTCTGTTTAGGTTCTGCTACCTTAATTTCTTCCATTACTTACTGGCCTCCCGCCTTCTTTTTTCGTTTTCTTCTTTTATATAATTAACTAACATATTGACATATATTTCCTTTTCCCAAGGTATCATATTATCAAGTTCAGTCAATGAATATTTATGATGTTGCATTAACGCAAAATTTGTTTCATAATAGGCCTCTAGGCTGTTATGGGAGAGGCTTATTGAAAAAAATCTTGTAATCCTTTAAATATCACTTTACTTTTGACATTTGTTTTAGGATTATTAACCTCAACTTCGTGTCTTAATTGAGGCATTGTATCAAAGAATTTTCTTATATTTAAAAATGTACTTTGTGGTAGTTCTTCTAAAAATGATTTAAGTTCTTCTCTTGTACTATCTTTCGCAGGATATGTCTTTTCACCCTCAAAGATGTGGTCAATACAAGATGTGATTACATTAAACATTGTATCAACATCTGTCTTGTTTACATCAAAACCAGCCTTGGTAATTTCTAGCGATGGATAATTCAATACTAAACCTAAATTTCTTTTTTCATCTACAACAACTTTATTAGTGTGTTCATCATCAACTTGTACCTCTATCTTTGATAAATCAACTTCTACATCAGTTGCAGTTTGTTTATCATCTGGACAAATAACTTTGAATTTTGATATTTCACCTACTGATTTAGCTCTAATCTGAAGTAGTAAATATTCCACATCAAACATAGGTAGTTTATCTACATCTAATTGTTCAAACGTACAAGCATTTATTATTTCTTTTGTTGCTGTAATTATCTCGTTATTGTCTTTTGATTCCATAGCCATCAATAGTATTTTCTCTTCCTTTACTACAAATGGTCTAAATTGTACTTTGGTATCTTGCGATGGTAAAGTCAACTCATATCGTGGTACTTCTACACTTGGTAACGCCATTATATCTCCTTATTAATTTTTATATATTTAGTGGAGGTATTTTAAATGGTGGGAAAACTCTACCGCCTGTAATTCTTCCTATAGGTGCTCGTCTTCTCAACTCATTTAATACATCTCTACCAGCTCTTCTTATTTCTGGTGGTAGTTTACTAATTAATCCTCCAAATACACCACCTGCTCTTTTTACAGTTGGTTGTTTAAAATCAGATTCTCCTAATTGTATTCCACCTGCTCTATCAATAAAATAATTGACCCAATATCTAAAGTCAAATGTTACAGTAAATGTTTGTATATCGTTTGATGTGTGAGCAAATGAAACTTCACTAATTGTTTTTGGATAACATTCATATAATCTTACACCATAAGTAATGTCATCTCTTTCTTGCCGACTTGCATAACTACCTAAAGCAAATATATCAATTGGTGCTACATAGTCATCATAGAAATTCATATTGTGTGTTGTATTACTAAATGCTGCTTTTTGCCATAGTTCAAAAAAAGTTCTTTCTCTCATAAACTTATCAGTATAAAATGTTGCAGTAATAGGTGCAGAGGTATAGTCATATACAAATTTTCTTACTGGACCATTGTGTTTAATTTCTTTTGTAACCGCTGATCTCTCTGGCATTGCTATTTCATTACAAAATGCTTGAACACGTCTTTTTGTGTTATCATACATCATAGACCTTAATTGTGAGCTAGATGAAAATCCTTGTAATTCTTCTTGGCCTGATGTATCTGCTGTATCAAAATCTCCTAAAGGTGTAGCCGCAGATACTCCGTTTGGTAACCCAAACTCAACGTA